AAATCGACTCTGCCGCCAAAATTCCAAGAGATCGTTTCGGCATTCACTAAAAATGGCCCGCTCGAGAATGTCTACGCCGATCCCGATGCGCTTGAGCAGTTGTACCAGAAAAAAGGACCAGATGAACTCCCGAAAGTTTTATCGGACCTGGGCGTTCAAAAGGAATTCGATCAGGCGAAAGACTCCGGCGGAATGGTAAAAATTCCGCTCGCTGACTGGTCTACGAAAATTGAACCGCAAGATTATTTGGCGATGGCAGACCATGTGACGCTTGATCCGGGTCAACCGACCGTTGCTGAAGCGGCAAGGGCGAGTGAACTTGCGATGACGAATGAAGCCCGTGTCGCTGAATCAGGAGGTCAGTATCAGGATCTCGGACGCGGAGTTATCGAACAGGTAAGCCAAAAACTTCAGGCGACCGGCATGGATAAGGCGACTGCCGACAAAAACGCAAGCCTATACAATTTTTTCAACGTGCTCGCTCAATCCGAAAACACGACTCCAGAAGAACTATTCCAGCGATATAACCTCGACATTAACCGGGAATTGCCCGATCAACTCCAAGCAAAAAACATAGACGAGTTTGACCCGATTTTGAATCGTCTCAGAAATGGTCAAATTCCAAGCGAACGCGAAGCCTATGGTCAGTCACTCATCGATTTTCTTAAGTCAAAAGGCGGAGTGAACACAAAAGGTCCGGGTTCAGACGTTCAGGCGATGGATATTCCAGGTCTCACGAAACGCATGGGGATGGAACTCGATCGCGCAGCCGAAAGCGCGCATGAAGCTGGATACCTGAAAGAACACTCGATTCCAGAACTACTCCAGCGTGTCGATGCCGAAGCCCGTGGGCAGAAGCAATACGCGGAAGGAAATCGCCATCCTGAAAAAGCCGATCAGCGCGAATCGCTTATCGAAATGGATAAATATTTGCGGAATCATGGTATCGACATTCAAGGTACCGATAATGAAACGATCAAGAAAGCGCTCGAAACGAATCAGGCTCGTGCGACCGCACCTAAAGATTTTTTTGATTTCGCTCAAAACGGTGGTGATAAAACTCTTGGTGGCATCACCTTCCACCCAGATAAAACCACTATTTCGCTTTTGAAGGATGCAGACCTTTCGACATTCTTACATGAAACAGGGCACTTATTTACGAAAGTACTTGGAGACATAGCGGCTCGACCGGACGCTTCTGAGCGCACGAAAGAGATATATCAAGCGCTGCGTGAATTTGCAGGTGCCGATGAATCTGCGCCGATAAGAGATAAAATAAAACGGATAGAAAAGGAAATTGAAAGAGAAAACAACAAAAAAGAACTTTTTTACGAAGATAGAAACTTTGAGAATAATCTTCATTTAAGGGCATCACGGCAAGAACTAGAAGATCTTCAGAAAAAACCAGCTTCCGATTTTACTCGCGAGCAGCACGAAAAAATCGCTGAGGGCTTTGAGAAATACTTGATGGAGGGTAAGGCACCTACTTCAAAACTGAGAGAGGCGTTTGCGTCATTCAAAGCTTGGATGATACACGCGTACAAAACGCTCATGGCGCATCCCGATGTTACGCTGACTCCCGAGGTTAGAAATGCATTTGACCGAATGCTTGCGACTGACGAAGAACTCGCAGACGCGAGAAATGCAGTCGGACTTCATCCTTTGTTTTCAGATCCTCACAAGATAATGAACCCAGATGATGCAGCAAAATACACGAAAACAATTCAAGAAGCCAGAGCCGCTGCCAATGATGATCTGACGGCTAAAAACATGAAGGCCGTGGAACGCGAACGCTCCAAGCAATACAAAATTGAACGCAAATCGGTCGAGGATCAAATCACCGCTGAAGTCAACGGCCGCCCAGAATATAAATTGCTTGGCGCGATTAAATCGAGTGAACTTCCGGATGGTACGAAAGCCGATCTCAAGCTTGATCGGAAATCGCTTGTTCGAGATTTTGGAAAAGAAATCGTTCGAGAAATGCCTAGAGGTATTTTTGAAGACGGCGGACTCCATTACGAACAGCTCGCTGATTTGATGGGTATGGATTCGGGCCATGAACTCGTGATGACTCTGGCGAATACCCTCCCTAAAGAAGACGTTATCCGCCAAGAGGTCGATAACGAAATGCGTGCTCGTTACGCGTATGAGGATCCTGCCGTCAACGGTCAGATGCAAGAAGAAGCCATGAAAGCGGTTCACAATGCCAAAGAATCCGCTCGTCTCGCATTTGAACTGAAATGGATCATGGATAACAAACTCGGCCAGTATAAGGATCTCATGCGTAAGGTCGGCAAACGCGTGCTTACCGCTGCTGAGTTTAAAAAACAGGCCGATACGATAACGGCGACGCTTTCGACTCGTGACCTGAAGCCTTACCTGTATCAGCGTGCCGAGACCAAGGCCGCAAACGATGCCATGGATTACGCGCTCAAGGGAGCATGGGATAAAGCCTTTGAATCCAAATACCAAGAATTCCTAAACCACGAACTTTATAAGGCCGTTTCAGAGGCTCAAGAAGACGTCCAAAAATCGGTCGATGATTTCAAAGACTTCAATAAAAAAGACGAAGTACTTTCGAAATCGCGAGACATGAATCTAATCAACGCGGGTCGTGTGATTCTCGACAAAATCGGAATCGGATCGGTCGAGCGCGGGAAAGAAGCCGAGGACTACCTTAAGAAACTGAAGTCATACGGAGATCCTGATCAGTACAATGAAACCATGACTCAAATTCAATCGCTCGGAACACTTAACCACTATGGCGATATGCCATATGGTCAGTTTCAGGCGGTCAAGGATTCAATTAATGCGATTTGGGATCTGGCGAAACTGAATCGTCAAATCGAGATCCAAGGCCAGCAAATGGATCGCGCGGAAGTCATTGGCGCTCTATCTACCAGAATCGACGAACTCGATGCCGATAAAACAGCGAAATCGAGATACTACGGCGAACAGAGCAAAATGGATAACTTCAAAACAGGGCTTCTCGGCGTTCGTGCGCAGTTACGCCGAATCGAGCACTGGTGCGATGCTATGGACGGTGGAAATCCGGATGGATCATATCGAAAATATATTTGGAATCCAGTTTTTGAAGGCGCTAATAAATTCCGTGATGAATCAAGTGCGATGGAGAAAAAAATAAACGCGCTTGTTCAAGAACATTTGAAGGACATGTCCTATGAGGCGATTCCATCAGACGAACTCGAGCAAGGGTCTGCGTTCAAAGATAAAACATTTTTACTCGGTGCGGTTCTTCATTCTGGTAACGAAAGCAATCTCAGAAAACTGCTTCTCGGATATGGCTGGGGTCATCTTGATGATAATGGAAATCTTGATCGATCGAAGTGGGATGAATTCATCGCTCGCATGACGTCTGAAGGCGTTTTGACAAAGCACGATTATGACTTTGTTCAAGGCGTTTGGGATCTCATGGAGGAAACTAAGCCAGATGCGCAGCGAGCGCACAAGCAGCGATATGGTCGGTACTTTAGCGAAATCACCGCCGAGAAATTCGATACGCCATTTGGTGAATATAAGGGCGGATATTATCCGGCAGTCGTTGACCGAAACGTAAGTTTGGATCCAAAGAATAGGGAGGCAAAAGCGCTTCTTGATGGCGATTCTCAGTCGAGTTTATTCCCGCGCGCCCTGAACGGATTCACTAAAAACCGCGTTGAGGGATACTCAGCTCCGCTTTCGTTAAATTTGAATTTGATCACAAGTCATATCGATCAGGTTTTGAAATTCGCGCATATTTCTCCAGCGGTTCACGACGTCGCAAGAATCGTTCTCGATAAGGAATTCAGCCGAAAACTTACTACTCACGATTCGGCAATCGTCCATGAAGCGCTCGTGCCATGGCTTGACAGATCGGTTCAGCAATCAGTTTCGTCTCCTGGACGATCGAAAACGCTCGATGGAATTTTTAAATATTTAAGAAATAACTCAGGAATGCAGATCATGTTTTTGAACGTGAAAAACGTGCTCCAGCAGGTGCATGGGCTTTCGGTTGCTGCCGTTAAAGTCGCGCCATCTGACATCGCTCAAGGGATCAAGGATTACGCATTTGCGCCAAAGGCCACGGCGGACATGATCGCTGAAAAATCGACTTTCATGCGGAATAAACTTTCAGAGCATGGGATCGAAATGGAGAAAACGCTCCGGGATATTACGTTGAATCAAAATCCTGCTCAAAAGGTCGGCGATTTCTTGCGTAAAAATACTTACTTCTTACAGACCGCAGCTCAAAACATGGTTAATATTGCCGTGTGGAAGGGCGCTTATGATGGCGCAATTTCTCAAGGGCACAATGAATCTGATGCTGTGAATATCGCTGATGGAGCAATCTCTCAGACTCAGCACAATTTCGCTCCAGAGTCTATTTCGTCGATAGAACATCAAGATCCATTCATGCGTATGTTCACAATGTTTTATTCGTACTTCAATATGAAGGCGAATTTACTTGGAAGCGAATTTTATAAAATCACGAAACAAATGGGACTCAAGCAAGGGCTTACACGCGGGCTTTACGTGTATGGTGCAGCGGCCATGCTTCCGTCGATCATAATGGTGGCAATGAGTAAGGGATTGTCCGGAAACTTCTACCGCAACGGCGACCAAGACGATTGGGATGATTTTTTATCTCAAGTTGGTTTAACACAATTACACGAAGCGACAGGAATGGTCCCGATTGCTGGTCAATTTGCAAACGCTGCTTTAAATAAATTTACTTCACAAAAATCATACGACGATCGTGTGGCGACTTCACCGGCATTTGAGGCGCTTGGGCAAGCGGCAGCACTTCCTGCAGAGGCGTATCTCTCGATCAAAAAAGACAAAATGGATAAACACCTGACGAAAGACGCGCTCACGACTCTTGGGCTTATCACCGGAACACCTGCCGGTGTCCTATCGAAACCGATCGGATATTTAAATGCCGTTAGTTCAGGAAAGGCTCATCCGACAGGTGCAATTGATTTTACCCGTGGACTTATAACGGGTCAGAAAGGAAGATAAAACCATGTCCATTTCTTCAACGACATGCCGAAATAGTTACGTTGGGAACGGATCCGTTTCGGTCTACGACTACACGTTCAAACTTTTCCAGCCGGGTGATCTGCTGGTCCTGGTTCAAGACACTGATGAAAATCTTTACGGACCACTTGTTTTAAATACTGACTACTCGATTACAGGGGTTGGATTCAGAAATGGCGGATCGATCAGTCTCATCAATGCCGATCAAGCGTGGCTGAACGGAAGCGGTGATTTAAACACTGGCTGGCAAATTCTTCTCATTCGGTGGCCGTCGCTCGTGCAGCTCACTGACATTAAAAATCAGGGTGCGTACTTCCCGGAACTTCACGAAAACGAATTCGACTATCTAGTGATGCAGATCCAGGAATTGAATGATCAAATCCAGCGAGCTGCAATTTTCCCGTGGTTTATCACATCCGGAGTTTTTAATCCGGTTTTCCCAGCAGTACCGCCAACACCGGGTCAGGCAGTCATCGCGAATCCTTCTGGTAACGGGTTTATTTGGGGTCCGGTCATTGGAACGACATCGGCGACGCTGATTTATGACGCAATCGTTGGGTCTGAGACGGGATGCAATTACACGACTCTTGCGGCGGCACTCGCAGTAGCTCAACCGAATTGGAGAATTTTGGTGAAGGACTCTCTCACCATGAACAGCGGATCTGGCTTTACGATCACAGTCGGTGGCATTCTGATCGAGTTCGCCCCAAACGTGACGTACTCGCAGGGAGGCCTTACTGGACCAGCGTTTACGATTCAGGCTTCAGGAGTCAGGATCAAGGGTGGTCGCTTCAGTGGATTTACGACGGCATTTCAGATCAACAATTCTTACAACTTCAATTTTATTACCGAGTGCAGATTTGCGGCATGTACCACCCAAATCAGCGATTTGAACACGGCACCTAACAACGTTTATAGCGACAACATTACGGAGTCTTAAAATGAAACTGAATCAAAAATTAAAAAAAATCATCTTGTCAATACTGGGTGCTTCTGGACTCGCTGGGATCGCGATTGCGGCTCAATCACCGGCAGTCATTCCAAATAATGACGTTGCAATCGGGCTGACTGGAAACACGAATAAGGTTCTCGAGTTTAACCTGACGGCTCCCGGTGCTTCGACGAACCCAAAAATCCGGTATAACAGCTCAACCGACGTGCTCGAGTATTCGAACAACGGGACGACTTTCAATCAAATCGGGACCGTGAATCCTCTGCCGACGCCAACGCAAACGACTCTTGGCGGTGTTTTGGCGGCAACACCGACTCCTGGTGAATACATGGTCGGGATCGCTGGAACTGGTGCGCCGATTTTTGGGACCGTGACCGGGATTGGCACCGTGACGTCGGTTGGGATGAGTGTGCCATCCTTCATGTCGGTGAGCGGGTCTCCGGTGACATCAAGCGGGACGCTTGCCGTGACGCTTTCTGGGACTCCACTCGGAGTGCCAAATGGTGGCACGGGGGATACGACTCTTGCCAGCGGAAAACCCCTGATCGGGAATGGAACTTCGCCGATCACGAATGGGACTTTCGCGGGAAATACCACGGATGTCGCGACCGTAAACGGATCGCTCACCTCGGGTCATTGCGTCTCGATCGATTCGAATGGAAACCTGGTCGACGCTGGGGCGGCGTGTAACTCTGGAAGTACCGGGGTGACTTCGGTCGGGCTCGCGGTTCCATCGTGGCTCAGCGTCGCGGGATCTCCCGTCACCTCGAGCGGTACGATTACGATCAGTTCGGCGACTGAGACTGAGAATAAGTTTCTGGCTTCCCCGAATGGCGCGAGTGGAGCGTTAAGTCCTAGGGCCATTGTTGGGGCCGATCTTCCTAACCCTACGTCTACGAGCCTTGGAGGGGTTTTATCGGCCACGCCTACGCCAGGTGAATTCATGGTTGGTATTTCATCGCTTGGGGTTCCCCTTTTCGCGAATGGTGGTGGTCTTGGAACGGTGACTTCGGTCGGTATGACGGTTCCGGCATTTCTTAGCGTCAGTGGTTCGCCGATCACAAGTTCGGGAACTTTGGCCGTGTCTCTTTCGGGATCTGCGCTTCCAGACTCAAGTGGGGGTACGGGGGTCGATAGCTCGAGCAGTACTGGGATCGCGCACGTATCCTCTGGAACGTGGAGTTTTTCGCCAGTTGATCTGACTGCCGATGTTACGAATAGTTTGCCAGTCGGAAATCTGAACTCAGGTACGAATGCTTCGAGCGCTACGTTTTGGCGTGGTGACGGGACGTGGAGCAATGTCCTGACTGACACGCTTACGACATATTCCGACACATCGAGTAATATAAATCAATCTTGGATTGGTCCGGGAAGCACGGGGTATCAGCAATGGGATTGGATTGCCGGTGCGAGTTCAATGGCTCTAAAAAATGGTGGTTTGTTCAGTTACACCATGGGATTTGATAATACTGGCGCGGTTTCAACTGGGAATCTCGTGCAAGATATTGGGTCACTTGAGGTCTATGGTCTCGCCAATAAAAAATCTCTCACCGTTGCGAATAACGCGACCAATCCGGGAAATTTGATTACAGGTTTTGCGAGCGATTACTCAACCGTTTTATTTTCCGTGGATCATTCTGGAAATGTCACGAATGGAAATTGGGAAGGTTCAGTTATTGGTGTTCCATATGGAGGCACGGGGGCCTCTACTCTTGGAAGCGGATTGCCGCTTTTTGGGGCCGGTACATCGCCAATAACAACCGGGACTCTTTCTGGAAATACAACGAAACTCGCTACCTCAAGCGGGACTCTTACAAATGGAGACTGCGTTCAAATTGATTCTCATGGAAATTATGTCGATGCGGGCGCATCGTGTCTTGTCGCGAGCAGTGTTGTCAGCAGTTTCAATACGCGAACGGGGGCCGTGACTTTCACTGGAGCTGATTTGTTGTCTGTTCTTCCGACTCCAACTCCTTCCGCTAACTCACTTCTCGAGTACAACGGCACGAGCTGGTCATGGGTATCTCCTAGCGTCGTTGGGGGCGTAAATAGTTTTAACACTCGAACGGGAGCAGTCACGCTTACTGCGGCAGATGTGGGGGCTGTTATTGTCGCAACCCCAACTCCGCATGAGTGGCTTACTGGGATTAATTCAAGCGGCGCGTTTTCATTCGCGCAGCCAGCATTTACTGATATTTCTGGCACTTTGGCGGCAGGATCTCAGTTATCTGGAATCGTTGCCTTAACGAACGGCGGTACTGGAATCGCGGCATCTACCGATAATCAACTCTTCACCGATCTTTCCCCAATGGGAGTCAATGGAGATATGATATATCAATCTGCTGGTGCTGCTACACGTCTTCCAATTGGCTCAAGCGGTGAAGTTTTAACAGTAGTGGGCGGCGCTCCTGTTTGGACACCAAGCCCTGCGCCAGGCCTCACTAACCCAATGACTACTGGCGGGGATACCATTTACGGCGGTTCGTCCGGTACCCCAACAAGACTTGCAAACGGATCTTATGCTCAAGTCTTAAACTCAGGAGGCGGAACTGCGGCGCCATTTTGGGGTAATTCTGCCGAAGTTCATCCACAAGGACGGCTCACCCTTTCGAGCACGCTTCCGGTAATCACTTCCGACACGACGGCAGCAACATCAGTTTATTATTTGCCTTATGCCGGTCAAATTGTTCCGATTTATGATGGGACGGCATTATCAAATCAGAGCATTGGATCCGGGCTTACGATGACTTTGAATACGTCAAACCAAACGAGCGGAAACGTCTATGACCTCTTCGTTTTTTTGAATTCTGGAACCCCAACGATTGGGGCTGGCCCAGCATGGTCTAGTACAACCTCTCGCGGTACCGGAGCGGGTACAACTCAGCTCGCAATGCAAAACGGCATCTGGACGAATGCTGTTTCGATCACGCTTAAAAACGGATCTACATCTTATAGCAGCATCACCGCTAACGAGGCAACGTACGTCGGTTCGATTTATATGACTGCGAACGGGCAAACCGGAGTCATGCTAAAACCATCGGCAGCGTCTGGCGGAGGCGCAAATATCATCGGGGTTTATAATGCGTACAATAGAATTCGGGCGACGGCAATAAGCAGAGATTCCTCCACCGGATACACATATGCTTCTGCAACATGGCGAGAAATGGATAACAGCGCAAGCAATAGGGTTTCGTGGCTGGATGGATTACAATCTACGCCCGTCAAGGCCACGCTTCAGCAGGAAGTCCAGGACGGGACCTCAACGGATGTTATTTTTATCGGTGTTAACTTAAATGCAACAACGGGTGCTCCAGGTGTCGCCGCAGCACTTCAGTCGGCCACAAGCGGCAATGCCGGAATGCCCGTGTCTAACGAATCATTTTATCCGCAGCTTGGATTTAATTATATTCAAGCCATGGAAAGTGTTAACTCTGGAACTGGCACATTTTCAAATTCGGCAGCAAACTTACAGGCTTTATCGGTTGATTTAGAGTTTTAAGGAGGAACGTAATGCCAGAAATTCATATCGGTTTAGTTGAACTGAGCGGTTTAATTACGGGACTGATTTTCTGGTTCGCTCGCCTTGAATTCAAAACGAATCAAGTCGATCTCTTGTGGAAAAAAATAAACTCATTGGAGACGCAGATTAACGAGCGTTTATCCAATGTAGAACGCACGCTGGCGCGGATTGAGGGGTTTTTATCGAAAGACCATCTGTAACGATCAATCGTGACAAACCCGCTTCAGACGGCGATTTTGGCCATCTGGTGACGGTTGATTTCTCATGCTGTACTCTCGAGCGAGTTTTCAATGGAGCACCAAAAATTACAGCCGGAACGTATACGGCCGTGAGGCGTTTCTCGCCTCATTTTAAACGCGAGTTATTCATGCTGATTGGGGTGCCAGGTCATGACTTCATTGAGATCCATCCAGCGAACTGGCAGACGCAGCTAGATGGCTGTATTGCCATTGGGAGTGGCGTCGTACAAGATACACCGACAGTTAGAATGCTTATTCACAGCGATGAGACTTTTCAAAAATTCATGGATCTCATGAAAGACGTTGACGAGATCGAAGTTAAAATTAATAATTTTAGTTGAAATAAGGAGAAAATAAAATGGCAGTTTCAAAACAATGGCAAGAAGGTCCGGTAACAGTAACTTTGCAAGCATCGGGTGGAACAGCATCGCTCAGCGCGAATGCTTCTTTTTCGGCTGGCGGTGGTCCCGTCGCTGGATTTCTTTCGCTTTCGAATCAAACCACAATCGCAGTGAAGGATCAAGTTTTGGTTGATGCAGGACTCGCTGTAGCGGCTGAAAAATTTCCGGCTCTTGCTGGCGAAATTAAGGCACTCCAAGCGCTCGTGGATGCCGAACTTGCAAAAATCTAAATGAAAGGCTGCGAACCTGAGTACCATCCGGTGATTTATTATTTACTGGGTCATGGACTCGGGTTCGCGCATCATCTATTATGGCGAATACTGAGATTCCGCCGCCTCCAACGACAACAAACGCCGCTGCCACCGAAGCCAACACCGTAATCAATACGGTAATGGAGGGAGTTGAAAAAGTCGTTGAGACGAGTGTCGAGACGGAAATCGAAACTGCGGCTCCAATTTTTGCGGTTCCAGTGATCAAGCAAATCGAAGAGTTTACGATAAACGAACTCGTGCAGTATTTGGGGAATAAGGCATCGATCGCGCTTCAGCAAGTTGGCACTTTCGTAATCATCGATACGCAAGTCACTGCTGAAAGTAAGGCGGCATCGACGGCGCTCGCGAATCTACTAGCGGCCTATAAAACCGGAAATCAGGCGACGATTACGGCTGCGATTCAGGCATTTGCAAATGCGAATTCGGCGCTTGATCACGATAATGGATCGGCCACGCCGTCCACATAGGAGATTTATGAAATATCTTGGATTTATTTTATTACTTGCCGGATGCTCGACTCCGATCGCGGACGTGACCTATTATACCCTGATTCCGCCAATACCAGGCGATACATGCGTGATCGAAAACAGTGTGGTGCCAAGTCCTGCTCCCGCTTGTACGGTTTTGCGTGGGGCTACCGTTGATAATTTTTTAACTGCAAATCAGCAGATTCTTGATGGGCCGGGACTGCTTGCGCAAATTGCGGCGATGAATTCATCGGGTGAGGCTGCGGTTGTGATTTCACAATCGGCGGTTGCGAATCTGAAAAAAGAAATCGAAGACCTGTGCTCAAGGACGAAATGTTCGTATCAAGAAAAAGCGGCGCTAGCGATTCTTGGGAAGGTCCTTAAAACGTGCGAGTTTTCTAGGTCGCTTGTGCGTAAACAATATCACGAAAATGAGAATGCCAATTAAGGCTGTCATTTTTTGCCGTGTTTTTCCTTGTAGGTTTTAACGGCTACTGAAATGCCTTTTGCGACTTCTTGATCGATAAATAATTGTTGTTTAAGATAGCAGCACTTCTTGAATTTTTTGCCCGAGTCGCACGGACATCTGTCATTGCGCGGAAACTCGAGCATTGGATTTTCGGTATAGCCTTTTTTTGGAACGAGTACGCTCATAAATAAAATGTCCGTTTATTATCCAAACTTCAAAACGGTTACGCAGTGTTGCTGCTTTAATTTGGACTGCGTGTACAACTTAACCCAATTGAAGGGTGATGAATGGAGGCGTATCTGGACCAGGAGGAAGAGTGTTTTGCGTATCTCCTGTACGGCTCACGCCAACGAGTGCGTGTGCGACGCCATCGGATGTTTTAATGAAAACGGTATCGGTCGATTGAAATTCACTTCCTGCCAGCCATGCGAGTAATTGAGATAGTGTCATAGTACCTTCTTTCTTTATTTAATTTTACGATATGGATTATTCCATTGCTAGTATTAAAAATTGCGGCACACACATTACGGCAAGTCCGCCCCAGTCCGACACGGTCATGTTAACGACTACCGTGCAACGTTCGTTCAGCGAGCGCTCGCCGAATTTTTCCGCCTGAATCCTGGTTCTAGGTTCCGCTTCAGGGCGAAATTTTAATAGTCGGTTTTTGACTCGTGGTTATCTTCCATCTGCGCGATTGCCTTCGCGCCGAAGAAAACTGCCTCGTCAATTTTTTGAAGGAAAATGTCCTTCTCTTTGGAGTCTTCCATGGACTGGATCGCCTCGACAACGAAATTTTTCGCGGCTGTTTTAAATGCTGCCATCTGTTTTTTTCCTTCAGTGTTTAGCATGTGTGTTGTGAACATGGTGTTTCCTTTCGGTTTTAAATAATGATCAAATCGGAACGTCATCAAAATTTATTGGCGGCGGCTCATCTTTAGGCGCAATTACTGGCGTTGATTTTGCCTTGATTGCAGCCTTAAGTTTTGTCGGTCCAACTTCAGCAGCCGGAATTGGCGCTGGCAATTCTTGAACGGGTGCCGCAAGCGCGACTGCCGGAGTTTTTTCAGTGATCGATTCAAATTCGTTTTCGTCATGGAAATATGACTCGATATCGGTCGAACTTGGAAGGCGTTTCGCGAGTCTGCGCGTTACCGTTTTCTTGGCCATCTCCACGTAATCGGTTTTCCATGGTCCCGATTCACCGCCGCGCGAACGCTTGCGGATGGACTCAATTTGCTCTTTGGTCATGACCTCGAGATAGATGCCGCCATCCTTCATGATCGCAAGGGCGTAAGCACCAATGAAGTCGCCGCGCCCTCCCATGAAGTTCGGTTCATGCATGAGGTGCGGACCTTTTTCGTCGATGAAATACTTGAATTGATCGTTTGCATGGATTTCGTGGGAGTTGATCGCTCCAAGTTCGCCGCTATTGCGGATTTTTTTAAGAATACCGCCGATCATCGGAATGTAAGTTACGATCGCTTGGCCGCTGTTCTTATCGAAGAACGGAACGAGCGCGGATTCCTTGCCGTCCGGCAGAAGGCCGTCTTTCGCGGCATCATGGCACGCTGAAAAAAGACTCGTGCGATTCGCTTCGAGAAGTTTTGGCGATTTAATCACTGCTGTCATCACGATCCGAATGAATTTTTCAATCGGGACATGTGGCGGAAGGATTTGTTTAAGTTGGTTTTCCTGAGCCTTTAGGGAGTTGTTGAACGCTTCCTGCGGGCTTACCTGGCGCGGCTGGGGAGAGGATACGCCTTGGGGCGGCTGGCTTACGGGCTGGGCTTGGTTTGGTTGTTGGGGCTGACTCATTTGGCACCTCACTGAAATTATAGACGCGTGGATGCGGGAAATTCGCAGGTTGCGCCTCGGTTAAAAGATAAACGAAACTGAAAGCTTGTGGATGTTCCGGCAGATTGAACCGGCACTTGCGCATTCCGAATTGTTTTTTGAATTTCAATCCGTTCGCAATGGTCTGTTCGCTTGGGGGGGTGTTGAAAATAAAAACTGACCTAGCGGCATCGGTCTTGGTCGCCGCGCCGCTAGGCTTAGGAAGGGCCGCCGAGCCATTTGGCGGCACACTTTTAGAGATTGCTTGAGTCTGCACGTGGACCCTCCAGGTGAGACAGATGGTCTTTTACTCGAAAAATGCGTTTCCAAAATGGCGTCCTGAAGCCTGGAACACCGGCCTTGTTGAATGCCGTTTCGATTTTTGAAATCCGCGATTCGACTAAATTCTGCCGATCCATCAAAACGACAATGTCATTTTCGAGTTCGTTTGACTTGCTGATTGACCGCTGCATTTTTTTTGCGACGGCTTCCATCATGATTTTTGTATTCTCGAGCGTCTGAATCAGACTGTCCGCTTGCCGTTCTTCGATTGATTTTGGTTTTACTGGATCGCCCCTCATTTGGTTTTCCTTTCTGTGACCCTGAAATTACGAAACGCTGCCCGCTCAAATGCATTAACAAAAGTCGGAGGGCTTGTCTTTGCTGATATAGTAAAAAGTGGGTGCTCAACTCGCTCAACATCACCGATGATGCTGAGGATTTGGGCTTTGATCGCTTTCTTGTGGTTCTCATATTCCGTCGCCTGTCTTCCGGCCTCGCGGTATTGACTCACAAGACTGAGTAAATCATCAGAATCGGTCGTAAGCGTTTTGCCTGGTTCCGCGTAGCCATATAACTTGGAAATGATGTCTGCGTCTTTCGAGAAATCCGGCTCTGGTGGTTTATTTGTATCGATCGAATGCCAAAATGAAGCCGCACGGTCTTGAATCGCGGCATGAATTTCCGGATCGGCTTCGCGGCGAATAAGCTTGATGTCATTCCCCGCAATGAGCGCACCGATATACGCGTAAGATCTCCCGGATAACATGAGCTGATGCTGGACTTGCAGCTCGATATGAGCGGGGGCTTCGAAGGTGCCGTCATCGTTTTTCGTCCACTTGTCTCGGAATTGAAGAAAGTCTACGTTTTTGATCTCGAGAATTCCTTCTTGCGTGAGTCGTGGCCAGTCGGAATATGGCGAACGATCCCATTTATTAATGGAAAAATCAAAGCTGGAACCGATTCGGAGTTGCCTACACCGAATGTATTCTTTCATTTCCGAAACTTCCCAGCCTTGATCATCTGCTATGCCTTGCGCGATGGAATTCTGGAGCCGTTTGCCCCAAAGAGTCCTGGCATTTTCTTCAAATTCGACAACGATATTTTCTTTATGCCTATGCCAAAGTTCAAATTTCGTCATATAGGGGGAGAGGTCGAATAAGGCCGGGATCTCGGTGCTGTTCAGATTTTCAGCGCGTAAGGCGAGCCATTCTGTTTCATTTTTCGGTGTAAGAATTTCGGTTTCCATGCTATAAAGTGAACACTAAACGAGCAGAGGTTAAAATGCAAACGAAAAAGAAAAAAAATCCAGTGGAATCGATTATTGAAGAATTTGGAGGACTTCGCGCGACTGCGAGGGCATGCAAACGAGCGCCATCCGCAATTCATCGTTGGCGTGTGAACGAAAGAATTCCAGTCAGATCTCTACCAGACGTGATGAAGGGTCTAAAACGAAACGGCTTGACGTATGAAGTGAATCGATTTATGTGAACAGAATGAGTTTTCAACTCCGTGATTATCAACTCGAGATCATCGAAAAAGCACGCCAGAAAATGCGTGAAGGCTGTAAACGATTCCTCATAACGAGTCCGACCGGCAGTGGCAAAACTTGTTTGACCGCTCACATGCTTAAAACTGCGGCATCAAAGGGAATGGACTCATTATTTCTTGTCCATCGCCGAGAATTAATTAAACAGTCATCAAATACTTTTGGAGCAGTGAACGTTAGACATGGAATCATTTCAGCGGGATTTAGGCCTGATTACGTGCCACACGTACAGATTGGTTCAATCGGAACTGTCGGCAATCGTATTCACAAGATTAAAAAACCGACACTTATCATATGGGATGAGTGTCACCACATCGCGTCAAATTCATGGACAAAAATATTTCATGCTTTCCCAGATGCTTTCCATGTGGGCCTTACGGCAACACCCGAGAGACTTGATGGGAAGGGGCTCGGTAAATACTTCGAGCACATGATTCGTGGGCCTGAAGTTGAATGGCTCATTGATGAAGGCTATCTCTGCAAATACGTGATTTACGCACCTCCTGGACCGTCCATGGAAAATGTGAAAATACGCATGGGTGACTTCTCGAAAAAAGAAGTCAATGAAGCATATCTTACTCCGCAAATTCTTGGCGATTCGGTGAAGCTTTATCGGAAACATATCGACGGGAAACGCGCGATCGTGTTTTCGCCATCGATTGAATATTCTGAAAATTTGATTTTGGCGTTTAATGCCGATGGAGTTCGCGCAAGACATGTAGATGGTGAATCCGAAGAAGAACTTCGGGATGGCGCCATTCGGTCATTCAAAGAAGACGAACTTAAAATTTTATCTAATGTTGGTTTATTCGGCGAAGGATTTGACGTTCCGGCACTCGATTCAGTGATTGATTCGTCTCCGACAATGTCTCTTTCGGCTTATCTTCAGCGCTTTGGCCGTTGCTTGCGCCCGATGTACGCGCCAGGAATGCCTCTCGAGACTCGCGAACAGAGATTCGCGGCGATTGCCGCTGGACCGAAACCTTTTGCGGTTTATCTTGATCAGGCGGGGAATGTACTTCGGCATGGACTACCCGATGAATTTAGGGACTGGGATCTCGAAGGCAGGAAGGGCCGAGATGCAAAAAAACAAAGTGCGCCGATCAAAACATGCGGTCAGTGCTATGCCGTAAATCATGCGGCGGCAGTATTTTGCAAGCAGTGCGGATTTCAATTTAGAACCGAAGGCCGAGCGATTGAAAAAGTCGATGGGGATCTCGTTAAAGTAGATGTCGATGAATTACGCCGCGCGAGACTTCGGGAGCAGGGATCCGCAAGGAGCGAGGAAGCGCTGATCGCGCTTGGACGTCAGCGGGGATATAAGCGTCCAGAAGCCTGGGCTCGCCATATGATGATCGCTAGGGCAAATGCGAGATCTAAAAAACTGGGGGCATAAATGGACGAAGCAGAATTGATGCGACGGATTCAACTCCGTGCATCCGAAATGGGACTGCGTTTATTTCGAAATAATATTGGAATCGGATGGGTCGGAAAAACTATCCGGACTCCACAAGGTATAGTGATCAAAAATCCGAGACCACTACATTCGGGTCTCGCGAACGGCAGCGGAGACTTGATCGGATGGACCCCTGTAAAAATTACAGAGTCGCATATCGGAAAAATATTTGCAGTGTTCACAAATTGTGAGTGTAAATCTCCAAGTGGCCGAGGTAGGGTGAGTGCTGACCAAAAAAACTTTCATCGCGTAGTAACTGAATCTGGGGGGAGTTCATGCATCGTAAAATCGATGGATGAATTTGAATTTTACATCAATGAGTTTCAAAAGAAATGATTTCGAAGAAGTCGCGGGTCTTTCGTTAGTCCATATTCGCTCCTTGGCCGCTGATCTTATGCCAGGCGGAAAAATGCAAGGCCGTGAATGGGTTGCCGCATCCGTGACGGGCGGTCAGGGCTCGAGCTGTAGCTTGAACCTCGACACCGGGAAATGGGCTGATTTCGCGACTGGAGATAAGGGAGGCGACCTGATTTCTCTGTGGGCCGCTCATCATCGCTGCACCCAGCTCGAGGCCATGAAAGCGCTCGGAGAAAAGCTTGGGTACAAGTTTAAACAAGGAAAGTATAAGCCAAGCGTTGCTCCGACGCCGCACACCCCGCAAGTGACGACGGTCCCCGATGAAATTCCTTTTAATCTCGTCCCGATCCCTCCCGAGGTCCAAGAACCTATTTTTTTCCATGCGCAATATGGTGAGTCCGTTGGCCATTGGTGTTACCGTGATTCTGAGGGCGGACGGCTTTTTTGGATTGCGCGGTATAAGTCCAAGGACGGCAACAAGCAATTTATTCCGTTCTCATGGTGCGCCAATCGGGGGAGGATCGTTTCGAAGGCATGGAGCGAGCCTCGCCCGCTGTACGGCCTCGAGCAGCTCGCCGCCAATCCCGACACTGCGGTCATGGTGGTCGAGGGTGAAAAGGCTTGTGAAGCCGCCAGGCGTTTCATAAATCCAAAACTGTACACCGTCGTTTCATGGTCTGGAGGGGCCAGGGCATTCGATAAAACCGACTGGACGCCGCTTCGGGGGCGCAAGGTATGTCTTTGGCCAGATAACGATCGAAAGACCGTTAAAACGGAAATCCAAGCGGCTAAAATGGGACTCTCGATCGGGGAAGCGCTGCCATTGAACGAACAACCTGGGTTTGCGGCCATGATGGGCATAGCTGCAATTCTCGCGCCATATTGCGAGGTGAAGTATTTCTCGCTGCATGAAAACCCGGCAATCGGTGAGGTCGACGGTTTTGACGCCGCTGATGCTTATGAGATGGCATGGACACACCGCATCTTTACCGAAACCTGTGGGCCACTTGTAAAAATTTATCAACCCGAGCCGGTCAAAATTCCCCGAGAATACGAAAATGAGGCAGATACGGAATGGGTCAGCGGATCGGTCAGCGGAGAACTCGCCGCGTGCGGTTTAATCCGAGATTTCAACGGATGGTTTTTTACGCACACCGCAAATATTACCGCCTTACTTGCGAATCACAGAATTTTTAAAGACAAAATTTGGTTTGATGAATTCCATTTGCGGATTTTCACCAATTGGAAAACCAAGGATCCGGTGATCGTTGCTGACGAGGATTATCTCGACATTCTGGTTGCGCTTCAGCGGTACCTACAACTTCACAAGGTAACGGTTCAAACCGTAAAGGAAGCCGTCCGAGTTTACGCCCACAATAATCGCAAAAACGAACCGCGCGACTGGATGGATACGCTCGTGTGGGATAAGCAGGATCGGCTTGCTGATTTTTTTATCAAAGCGTGCGGGGCTGAAGATTCGGCATATACGAGGGCCGTTGGAAAAAACTTTTGGATTTCGATGGCCGCCAGGGTTTATGAACCGGGCTGCAAGGTCGATACGATGGTAATTTTGGAAGGCATTCAAGGCGCAAAAAAATCTAGTTGCCTAAGGGAAATTGGCGGCAAATGGTTCACTGAGTGCAATGAACGTTTTGGTTCAAAGGATTTCGGACAAATTCTTCATGGACATATTCTGGTTGAAATTCCAGAGCTGTCTTCGCTTCTAAAATCCTATAACCAGCAGGAAATCAAGGCCGCACTTTCGGACCCTGATGATCATTTCAGAGCACCATACGATTCGCATCCTAAAAAATATCTAAGAACATGTGTTTTCGCTGGTACCACAAATGATTCGCATTACCTGGAAGACGAAACAGGTGCTCGCAGATATTGGCCTATTAATGTGAACGATATCGATCTTGATTATATCCGGCAGAATCGAGAACAACTCTTTGCTGAAGCGGTTTATCGTTTTCGTCAACTCAAAGAAACGTGGTGGGAAGTTCCAGAGGAAGACACCAAAAAAATTCAAGAAACAAAACGAGTCATCGATCCGTGGGAGGATACGATCACTGAATGGCTGAATGGAGCTGGCGGATTACAAGATAGATTTAGATCGGAATTGATTTATGAACTATTAGAAATAGACGTTTCAGATCGAAGTCGTGCCACCTCAAATCGGATTACTAAAATCCTGCGCAGTCATGGTTTTGAAAATAAAACAGTACGAATGAACGCGATCGATAAACCAGAAAGACGCTGGTGCAAGGAATACTCTTACACTAGCAAGACCTGAACCTCATGGACCCAGATATTCGGGCCGAAATTCCATGAGCATCGCCCTGGACGAAGTATAATCGCTGGACGAGAGGCTTTTATATTATATCTTATATTAGTTTAAAAATCAAAGATCTTTTGGCGGTTTGAAGTTATCCGTCAAGTGGCGCTGAATGTAGTTCTCGAAAATATCTTTCATGTAGCAAAACGCCGGGAGCGAGCCTGTGAAGTGGGTTTCGACTTCACCCTTATCGTTGATTTTAAGGATCGCCATGGCATGAGTTCGACTGCCTGATTCGGCGGTGAATTCGACGGCGGATTTAATTTGGGGTTCGGTCATTTAGCCGACTCGTTTATGGCGTTTCACGGCTGCGCGATGTTTGCCTTCTGCCGCCCATTTTTCCATTTTTTCTTTTCCGTACTTTTTAAAACCCGCTGCAGCGGCCACCGCTCCAGGATTATGGACTTTCCCGCTGAGTTCGTGTTTAAGAGCTGCAAAACGACCACCGTGACCTAATTTCATAGACTTAGCCATGAATCCAGTTTAATTTCTACTCGCTCAAAATCAAGAAAACTCCATAAATGAGCATTGAAACGAATACGAACATCACGAGCGCCCAGCCAATATTGAGCCATTTTTGGCGGAATCTTCGGCGTTCTAGTTCAATTGCGACAAAATCGACCATGGGTGTTATTCCGCCTTTTTGATGTCGTGGAATGCCATTTTCGCTCGCGTAACGGAAGGTGATTCCCGGCTCGAACATTTGATTAACCACTGCGCACTTTCGATCATTTCTTTGAGCTGGTGCGCAGGTAACGCGATAAGCGCCGCAGGATTTTTTTGGCATCCCGCAATGAGTTGAGAAATCGGAAAAATATAATCGCGGGCATCTGATTTATCCATGGTTTTATCCTGCCCAATCCTGGTCAGATTGTTTTTCAATAAACTTTATGTTTTGCGGACATTCGGGATCGATTTGGCATAGCCAATAGCCTTCGTTTCCGCGCACTGATTCGTATTGTTCGGGCGTTGGGTAGAATCTGAAATCAATGTTCCAATATTGCGGGACGACCGTTAGCTCGGCATAATTTACGGTGACCCAGCATGAAGTAGGATTCGGAGGTAGACTCATTCCGTTTTCCAGAATAGCGCAGCTCCGCAGTCAGGGCAATCGCCTTTATGGGTTTGCGGAACGCGTTTGATTACTTTCTTGGCGTATGCGCCAGCGCACTTTAGGGACGTACAGTGAGCGATTTTGCGTTTTCGTTTTTCCTGAGATCCCATGATATTACCGAATGCTTCTTGATCCCTGTTCAGAGTCCCCCGAGGCGTGTGCATGACCCCACCATATCACTATGATGAAGTTTATCAATAGTGAACAGGAGACGAAAAAAATTGAGCCGAATTCGATGAGTTGAAGGAGGGTCATAAATTTATTCCTCTGCGCTCGGCTTCATCTTTTAAAATAACCGCCGCAAAAGTTTGAGCGTGTTTATCGCACCACAACCCATCGTCGTTTGGTCCGCATGTGCAATAATTACCGGCATTATGCATTAAAAAATCGATAACGGAATTCCACGCCTCCGCCCTGATTTGCTCTTCGCGTTCGGCGGCGAGGGAGAAACCATAATAAGCGCCAAGCCTATAAGATAATTCTCGCCCGTGGAAATCTTCCCATTCTGGATCAGAAACAATATTCGCGTGCTGTACCGCCGCTTTTTTAATCTTTTTCTTATTTTCCTTCATAGTGTTTCCTCATCAGTTCGATGCCGAAGCGGGCGCCGTCTCTGAATGTTTCATATGTCCAAGATTTGTCGTGAGATCCGCACGCCTCTAAAATTAGATGCTCAATCTCGGCGTCGGTCGGCGCGGGAGATATCTCTCGTACGTGAATAAAACCGTAAGTTTCAGTCTCTCGAATATCGGCAGGATATGCGGTGCCGCTACGTTCTCCGCGATATCCCTGTTTAATCCAAAACTCCCGTGGCTCACTCATCCGAACCTTCTTTCATTGCGGAGTCGATATCGTCGCGCTCGTCGAATAGATATTCCCACTCACCGAGAATAACTTTCGGGCCGTGTCGCAAAACCCAATCCAGTCTTATCGTATCCGTGATTTCGCCGGGGAGGACTTCGCGTACAAATAATAAATCTTCATGTTCAGATTTTGGTACCCACGATTCGGCTTCTTCAATATTTGGATGTATCTGCATCCAAGTCACGTATCCTTCTCTCGGCTTTTTATTCGCGGTCATTTTGGTTCCTTTAAAAACGCCATCCAGATAGTTTTTGAAGACTGAAGCGTGCGGTGCCCATACAAGGGCTCAACGCCGATTACCTTGATCACCTCTGAGACCTTTATTGAGTGCTCGTTCCATTTAAAAATGAGCGTTCCGTAAGGCTTCAAAACGCGCATACATTCATGAAAGCCTTCGGATATGACTTCTCTCCAATCGGATCCGAGTGCGCCGTACTTCTGAGCCATCCATCCATTCTTGCCAGCACCGCGCAAGTGCGGAGGATCAAAAATGACGTGATAGAATGTTTGAGCAGGAAATGGAATGTTTCTGAAGTCGGCAACGATGTCTGGATTAACATGAATCGTTCTTCCGTCACACGCTTTAATTTTTTCTGTTTTCCTGATATCCATGAATACAACGCTAGGGTGGTTTTTATTAAACCAAAACATGCGTGAGCTACAATAAGCATCCAATATCGTTTTCATTTTACTTCCTCGTAAGTAGCTTCAAAAATATCGGGCTTGCACGGATAAAATTCGCCTTTAACTCCGCGAATAATCCAGTCCCCATCGACTGCTTTCATTTTCCCCTCGAGAGTTGGAATGGTGATTTCTCCATCGTGGAATACCCACTCTTTTATATTCGCTTCTTGCTGGGCTAACCAGTTCAGTAATCGATTATTTCCAAGATTAGCTTGATAACAATATGCTTCAATCACTACTGGCTTTTTTCTGTATTTCATTCTCTCACCCCGATTTTCTTAAGCGTGTCACGACCCCGATCCCGACCCCGATCCCGACCCCGATCTCGACCACGACCCCGACCCCGATCTCGACCACGACCTCGACCACGACCCCGACCACGACCCCGACCCCGATCTCGACCCCGATCTCGACCCCGATCCCGATCTCGACCCCGATCCCGACCTCGACCCCGACCCCGATCTCGACCACGACCAGTTAAAACCTTCTCGCATCACCGCTTGATTCATTTTTGAGTCCTTGGGAGTTCATGACGCCAAATTGTGGCATCGATGATCGCACCACGTCCGATCACTACATCGTCTTGAAACGGTTCAACTTCGTTAAGCTTGCCTTCTTTTAAAGCGTTCATGAAACGGCCATCATCGGCAATCCATGCGGCGTCTTCGAGAATGAGTTCTTTGGAAGTGACTTTTACGAGTCTGCCTGTATAGTGATGAGTCACTGTTCGAATAAAGTAATTTTTGCCAACTTGATACGGGTGTGTTTCTCCACTTCCTTTTAAAAGCGATTGAATGTGCTTGATTTCTTTTACTGTCAGGTTATCGATTTCCATTTTATTTTCCTTCTTTTTATTTACGAATTTATTTCCTTGAGCGTGGAGCGGATATCGTTGTTAATATATTCTCGTTCTCGAATGAGAGACGAATGCAAAACATTTTCAAGGGTGCCAATAGCCTTCCGCAGCGCTGAAATCAATTCGAGCGTGGTTTCGGGATTTGTCCTTAATTTAAATTCAATCTCAGGTTTAGAGCATCCATAAGCATGTCGAAAGTCTATGAAATTAAATTCGCATTCGACGCATACCTTTTTATTTTCGTTTTCTCGCGCCGCCTTCGCCAATTTTTCCAGCTCATCGAGTTTTTGATGGAGGCTCATGACCAAACCACCGTTCGTTTCGGAATTACGATCCCGTTCGTTTCCATGTACTTCTCCATCCATTCAGCAGTGAGTTTTGAAACCTCTGAGTTGTGGGGCATGTCGCCTTCAGAAATACCTAGGAACCATTTTTCTGCTAGCCTATCAGAATCAGGTTTTATTCCAGTGAGGTGCTCATAGTCCTGTTTGCGAATATTAGCGATCGATCCAACAAGGCAAGCGCATTCGCCTTTGTAAACAGTCCCGCTGATCTTCCCATCCCAGATAAATTTATAAAGTTCAGGCACTTCGGATTTCGCGGCGTCCAGCACTTTATAAAAATCTTCGATGATGTCTTTCAGGTTCGCACCGCTCAGGTTCGCACCGCGCAGGTCCGCATAGCTCAGGTTCGCACCGCTCAGGTTCGCACCGCGCAGGTTCGCACCGCTCAGGTTCGCACCGCTCAGGTTCGCATAGCTCAGGTTCGCACCGCTCAGGTTCGCACCGCTCAGGTCCGCATAGCTCAGGTCCGCATAGCTCAGGTTCGCACCGCTCAGGTCCGCATAGCTCAGGTTCGCACGTTCGCCATCAGACTCGTTCATCGCCCATTTGCGGTGCTTCTCTAGGATATTTTTCAGTTCTTGTGGGTCAATCGTTCTCATTTTTTATCCTTGCATACGTCTTTCAAATCCATCCATTTGCCAGTGTTATTCTTGAAATCCCACACCATGACTTGCCCGGGTTTGGCTGTTTCAAATCTGGGAGTGGGCTTGTTGCTATAAATTAGATCTCCGGTTGCAGCGTGCGATTCGCCGATGACGTGGATTTAATCTTGGTGAATGGCATACGGAACTTGGTAGGCGATCATTTGCACACACATCCTTTATATTCGTCAAAAGACTGCATGCCCTTCGCGCAGGATGACATGCAGTTGTAAATCATGTTTTTATACTGCTGCTCGTGAGAGGGCTCATCTGTGCATCCCGCAAGAATCAAAAATAAAAAAATAAACTTCATTTTATCCTTACTTCTTTTTGATAGAACTTTTTGATGTTCTCGACGAGTGATTCGACACTTTCAGCAACGAATGTGGTTGTCGAAAAATCTAATCCGTTCACACCTTGAGGCGGTCTCGCTTTAACTAAAAATCCATTCGATACAGGAGTTATCTCTAGCGCTTCCATTATTCAATTTCCCCTTTCAAAAACCGATCGCGGAGCGTGCAATACCGTTCCCACAATTCGCACCGCAAATTAAAAATGTCGGGCGTAAGCATGTCTCTCGGTTGCACGCGGATATACGCTTGCCACGCGCGGTTAACGTCAGGATGTGCCAGCATTTTTTCGATGTATTCTTTCATTCGACGTACGCCCGAATCATTTTGATCATTTTTTCTGGAGTCATCGACTTATCGGCGATGATGTTTAAAATCATGTCGACGTCGTGGCGGCCGATTGCAGTTTCGCCCTTATTTACGGTTTTTCTGGTTCTCCGCATATGCGTATATATGAACGATTGAACGTTCGCTGTAGTGAACGGCTCACCCTGGGCGTTTAAAATGCCTTTCGAATTGAGTTCGTCGGCAATTAACGCGTGCGTAATGTGCCCGTAGTTTTTGATTACTGATGTGATTGCGGCTATGTGCTTTTTTTGGTACCTTTTATTTTTTTCCATGTGAACACATCTACCAGCGCGGCGTAAGCACGTCAATATGTCCAGTTAAATTATTTTTGCATCAGGGGTCTCATCGTTGGGCGCCCACAATCGGTGCAAATTCGCGATTTTTGTTTTACAATTTTTTTGCGGTCTACTTTTCTTATCTCATATGATTCAGGCTCATCTTGTTGATACCCAATGATGCATTCTGCCATGTAGCGAGTCCTGCAAGATTTTATTTTTCTACCATCTTTCCAAATCTGATAAGATGTTGAATCCCTTGCGTGCGTGATTTTTGATGCTTCTGATCTGGTTTTAAGGGGTATACCGTTTTTTTTCAAAATCCTCCTAATCGCTTGAGCCATTAGATAGCGTCCACCTTTATATTCTGGATAAAGGTTTTTAATCACCCATCGCGCAACGTCACGCGCGACCATGTTTTCTTTTACATATTTTTCAATGATGATTTGAATATGTTCATCTTTTATAATATTTTTTCCCATTTTTACCTCGCAAAATAATCGCTGGAAATAATCAGATCTGTCCACCCGCATTTTGGACATTCGTCAGGCTTTTCGACGTTATCGATGTTTTCCTGGTGTTCGCCGTCCCACTCATCGCAGTAGTAACAGTGGGCGAAATACATTTTGATTTCGGGAGGATCTATATTCGGTTCGCTCATAAAACCCATCCCATCTGGTCGTCGTCGACTACGGCGGTTACTACCGATTCCGGATTCCGGCAACCGTTGCACACTCCGGCAATTAACCAGTGTGCTCTCAGTTCCGCGCCACATTTCCCGCAAACTGCAAGGACCGATTTATAGACTTTTTTCTTAAGGTCATTTTCGATCTCGGCGAGGTTCGCGAAATCATCAGGCGTAGCCTCGCCGCGTCCAATTCGATCGTCGATCAGTTCGAGTTGGATTTCGAGCTCGTGGTGTTCGGCCGCGCTCAATTTCGCGCGGTGGATCTGTTCCAGGACATTTAAACACTCAGCGCTATACACGGGTCACCTCCTTCATGCGGCGCTCGATCCGCGCGACCAGGATATCGCGGGCGATCTCGGCCGTCCCGTTATCCGGATTTAAACACTCCAGCGCGTCGCGGATCATGATCATTTCCTCCATGGTCAAATCTAGACGTATAATACTCAAATCGAGGCGTATCATTCTGCACCTCCCACGCTCGCGAGGACAGGCCCCTGCGCGTGCGGCGCGGTCACGGGTACACTCGACAACACCACGAGCGAACGCACGCCTAGAATCAAACTACAGGCCCATATGGAGAGGCTAACTAACGTCGCGGTGCGGCTCATGCAGCACCTCCCGGAAGGAGTTTAACCCGTGCGGATTCGTCACGCTCGGCGTGTAATTTTTCTAGCTTCAGTTTAAATCGACGCGCCCGTGCGCGTTCATTGCGAGCTTTTCGTTTCGTGGTTTCGGTGATCTCCAGCACGGCGAGTGTTTCATTTTCTGCGGCGTTCAATTCCTTCAAGGTCGAAATATTTTGGAGACCGCCGCGTACTTTCACTTCCCGGTCGATTTTTATTCCAAGTTTTGATAACAGCGAGCGCACCCTGTATTGATGTTTACTCGTCGTGTTAGAATAACGGTATGAGTTAAAAATCACCTTCCCGTGAATCACTTTGACGAATGTCCACCATCCGTAAGAATTGGCCTGACAAGTTTCGGGATTAAAGGTGACGTTTGACGCTGAATATAATTTCGATCGATTACTGAATTTCATGATTACTTCTTTCCGTCGATTTCGGTCGACGATATAATATTAACGCATCAAGACTAACTTGTCAATCTCATTTATTCGCTGCGTAACTTTTTTTCGGGTGCGCTCCAGAACGGTCTCTATCTCTTCCTTGCATATAAAAACGAAAGGGTGAATTTCATCATCCATATCGGTTTCAAGTTTGTACTCATCAATCCTAGCGAGTATTTTTTTCAATTTTAGGCGCTCGTCAATTAATTCTGACACGGCTAATAATTACAACAAAAACTAAAATAAAGCAATGCGTCCAAAGCGGTTGCGTCTAAAAAACGAGCGATACGCAACTAAATAATTTAAGTCTTGTAATATTTACATGGTTTTTCAATTCATAAATTTGTTTCACAATATGATGTGATACGTTGCTTTATGTTGCACAATATTTTTTTGAAAATTTGTCAATGATTACATAATATGTATCTCTATGTATCTCTATAATATACCTTTTTAAGATAAGAGTTTATATAATATATAGTGTACTATTATAGTGTAGTATTATAGGGTATATAGGATTATAGGGGGTTAGAGGAAAAATTGCGAAACAGACGTTACATGCGTTACAAGATTTTTCTTAATAAATTCTTCAATCGTCAACTATTAAAAAACGCAAGACTTGCAATTCTGACTTAAACGATTCAAATTTATACCTGTGGAGATTCCCGGTATTCATGCCGCATTGCAAGATACTGACGTCATGATGAAGATCGTTGACCACGTCACGACCGGCGGCTCGGTCATTGAGCTGTCTCACCTGTGGGATGTCCCGTATCGCGTCCTGATTCGGTTCCTGCGTTCGGATCCATGTCGGAACAAGCTTTACACGCAAGCGCTTGAGGACCGCAAGGAATGGGCAATAGAGCGGCTATTGGGCGAACTTCGAAACATAGCATGCGTGGACATGACTCAAATACTTGACGATAACGGATGCTTAAAACCTACCGATACATGGCCTGAAGACGCTAAACAGAACCTCAAGAAAATAATTGTTAAGGAAATCTTTGACGACAAGGGCAATAAAGAAGGAGAACTCAAGACCGTCGAATTCCATGCCAAGCTTCGAGCGATCGAACTCTATGGCAAGCAGCTCCAAATGTTTATGCCCGATGTCAAGTCAGGTGACGGTCGCACGCTCGAAGAGCTTCTCTCAGGTTCTCGTGCTACGGATAAGTGATGGATCCAAGCGAAGCCAAACTTAAACGATGGCGCGAAGACTGCCTCTACTTCGCGACTGACGAATTGAACTTCCAGCCTGACCCGTGGCAGGTCGAGCTCTTCCAGGCGTTCTCGTCAAACGATCCGCAAAAGAAACGCATCGCAATGGCCGCCTGTAAAGGCGTAGGCAAGTCAGCGGCGCTTGCGATATGCATTCTAAACTTCATGGCGTCTCAAGGCGAACGTGGCGAGCATCCCAAAGGCGGCGCGACTTCGATCACTGAAGACAACATTTCAAACAACTTGTGGCCTGAGATATCCAAATGGCAGGGTCGTTCAGAATATCTTAAGCGAGCGTACACATGGACCAAGACCCGTTTTTTCTCGGTCGACCATCCCGAGACATGGTTTTTCTCACTGCGGACGTGGCCCAAGTCAGGCGATAAGAACGCACAAGCCAACACGCTTGCCGGTCTTCACTCGAAATATCTTCTGTTCGTCGTCGATGAATCGGGCGACGTTCCAGACTCGGTCTTCGCCGCGGCCGACGCGGGATTGACCGGGACTGAAGCCGGCCGCTTCCAAAAACTCCTGCAAGCCGGAAACCCAACAAAGCGCGAAGGTCCGCTCTACCGCGCGTGTTTCCATGAGCGCGATCTCTGGTACGTGATCAAAATCACGGGCGATCCAGATAATCCGCTCCGGTCAGCCCGGCAGAACATCGAATGGGCTCGCGATCAAATCAAGCGCTACGGTCGAGATTCGCCGTGGGTACTCGTGAACGTGCTTGGGGAATTCCCTGAGACTTCGATCAATGCGATCTTGAGTTCAACCGAGATCGAGGCCGCAATGAAGCGCATGGTTCACTACGACGGCTACAAGAACTCGCAGAAACGAATCGGATGCGACGTTGCACGCATGGGCGATGACATGACTTGTTTGTTTCCACGGCAGGGACTTCGGGCATTCAACTTTGTCGAGATGTCAGGTGCAGATGGTACGGAAGTCGCGGATCGCTTGATTACTTCCAAGGAAAAATGGCAGTCTGAACTCGAATTCATCGATGACACCGGCGGTTTCGGCGGGTCGGTGATCGACTCGATGTTCTCGCGCGGATACTCACCGATCCCGGTTAATTTTTCGAGTAAGGCCACGGATCCGAGGTATTACAACAAGCGAGCCGAGATGTACTTCAGGATGCGGGCATGGTTCAAGCGTGGTGCTCAATTGCCGAATGATCCAAGGCTACTCGAAGAGTTATGCGCGACGAAGTACACGTCTAAGAACGGGAAAATAATTCTGGTGCCGAAAGAACTTATCAAGGCAGAACTCGGGAGGTCGCCGGACCGAGGGGATGCACTCGCGCTGACGTTTGCGCAGGAGGAAGCGGTTTCCAGGTTGTCGCTTGAGGGAACGATGAACCGTGACAAGCCGAATCATGCCGAGACTGAGTGGGATCCGTACGAATCGACGGCGCAAGACTGATAGATTTAAACTGGATTAGTATTAAATTCATGGTCATCTAATTAAATCGGTTTAATACTGATTTCACAATGCGTGAAGTCGGACGCCTCATAGAGCGTCAAAGACAACTGCTTTCGATCACCCAAACTGAAATCGGCAAGAGGTTCACTCCGCCGGTCACGCCGCAATTCATCTACCACATTGAATCTGGAATCGTCAGGCTTCCACTGACTCGCGCGAAACAGATCTGCGAAATTTTAAAACTCGATCCCAAGGAATTAGCTACCGCGTACGTTGCCGACGTTGACGTTGCGGTGAAAGACGCGCTTGGGGTGCGGGTATGACTTCGATGCCGATCCAGCGAATGATCGACGAGTTCAATGCGCTCGCCCCTGCCGATCGGATTCAGCAGCTCGAAACGGTTGAATCCAATTTAAGAGCGATCGTTCAGGATAAACCGGACGCCGAATATCCGAATACGGCTCGGCATTACTTCTCGGGGAATCTGTATGCGCGGGAATTCTTTTTGGCAAAAGGCGCGCTGTGCTTGGGACGCGTGCATAAGTTCGATCACATTGCGGTTGTCGCGAAGGGTGACGTTTCTGTTATCGGAGCAGATGGATGGGTCAGACTCCAGGCCGGTGCGATCCTCGAATCCAAGGCCGGATCTCAGCGGCTCGTATTTGGGCATGAGGACACACTATTCGTTACCATACACGATGCTACGCGAGCAGCAGATGGAAGCCGAGGCGATGATGATCCAAAGAAAATGATGGACGCGCTCACGTGCGAGAATCGTCGGGAGTTCATGCGTTGGCTGAGCGAAGTGGAGGGCGCATGTCGTTTATCGCAATCGGCGTGACGGTCGGCGCAGTCGGACTTGGGTATTCAGTTTATAACGGCATTCAAACCGCGAATGCCGAGAACACGGCCATAAACCAGCAGAACGCAACCGAGCAGCAGCAGATCACTCAAGCCCAACAAAATGAAACCAATACGACCGCCGAGAACGATGCAGACCAGCAGGAAAAACAGCAAGAATCAGTTCTCGCGTCGATGGGTCTTGGAAAGCAGGGATGGGCGGGAACGATTTTGACGAGTCCGCTTGGGGTGCCGACGAATAGTGCAAACGCTGGAACGACCGGCGGGAAAACGATATTGGGGCAATGAAATGTTTAAACGTGCTGATATCGGGAAGGGGCAATAGATGTCGAATGTAGACGACTTCGAAACAAGCGCCTTATCAGATATCCAGGGAAACAAGCAGAAACCGCCCAAGGATAAGCCGAAACCAAACGAGTTCATGATCAACTATCTGACTCCACGTCAGAGATTCGAGATGCTCAGGCAGCAGATGAAAAATGAGCGCTCGACATTTTGGCCCACATGGGACGATTTGGCTCGGAACGTTCAACCAAGACGCCGCAGGTTTTTTGTTCAGGATACGAATAAAGGTTACTTGCGGAATCACCACATCATTGATTCGACGCCGACCTTGAGTCTTCGCACGATGAAATCAGGAATGATGGGCGGAATTACATCGCCCGCGCGTCCGTGGTTTCGCTTGGACACGCCGGATCCGACGCTCGCTGAAAACGCAGCGGTCAAGGAATGGCTATATGAAGTGACCGAGCGAATGCTCACGGTATTTCTTAAATCGAATCTGTATAACCAGCTCCCGATCTTGTACGGCGATCTCGGGTTGTTCGCGACGGCGGCGATGCTGATGGAGGAAGACGAGGATGAGGTCGTCAGATTTTATACATACCCATTAGGTAGTTATTGCATAGCGACTGATGAAAAAGGACGCGTGAATACTTGGATGCGTGAACTTGAGATGACGGTATCTCAGCTCGTCGATAAGTTCGGGAAAAAAGATCCGATCACGAAAGAACTAGATTGGGAAAATTTCAATTGGGAAAATTTCTCGGTCATCGTTCAGACGCAGATCAAGACGAACCAGTGGAACACGAAAATTTATGTAGTCCATATGATCGTGCCAAATGATCACTTTAAAATCGGCGCTCCTGGGCACATGGGGAAGCGGTACATATCGGCATACTATGAACAGGGCGCGACTTCCGTTGATTCTCAAATGTATAACGGTCCCGATGCTAATCGGTTTTTGCGTTACTCTGGCTACGATCGATTTCCTATTCTGGCTCCTAGGTGGGAGACGGTAGCGGAAGACGCTTATGGCACGGATTGTCCTGGGATTACTGCGATTGGAGATATCAAAGCGCTCCAGGTGATGCAGAAGCGTAAGGCTCAGGCGATTGAAAAAATGGTCAATCCGCCGATGACGGGGCCAGCGAGTTTACGAAATACCAAGACTTCGCTACTGCCGGGAGACATCACTTATCAGGACGTGCGCGAGGGGCAACTCGGATTTCGTCCAGTGCATGAGGTGAAATTCGATATCGCGGCTCTACTTCAGGATATTGAGGCTCATCAGCAGCGAATCGAGAAAGCGTTTTTTGTTGATCTGTTCATGATGATGATCAACGACGATCGCACGCAACCCGCGACGGCGACTGAGATCAACGAGAAAAAACAGGAGCAGATGTTAGCAGTCGGGCCCGTGCTCGAGCAGTTAAATCAGGACGTGCTCGATCCGATGATCGTTGGAACGTTCGCGCTCATGCTGAAACAGGGTAAACTTCCGGAACCTCCGATTGCGCTCCATGGAATTCCGCTGAAAGTCGAATACACCTCGATCATGGCCGAGGCTCAGAAGTTACTTGGTCTCTCTAGCACTGAGAGATTCTTCCAGTTTGTTGAAGGCGTCGTGCAGATATTCCCGCAAGCGGTGGACGCGATCGATATTGATGAAGCGATCTATGACTACGGCGACAAGTGTTCGATCGCGCCTAAGATTGTGCGGGATCCGAAAGCAACGGCTCAAATCAGGCAGTTCAAACAAAAAATCCAAATGCAGCAGCTCCAAAGTCAGCAACAGCTCCAGCAGTCGCTCGCAACGAAGCATTTGGCGCAGAGTCCTACAGATGGACCTAATGCGTTAACTGAACTTCAAAACCAGGCGCAAGCCGGTAATCCGGTACCGAATCAGTAAATATGGATAATGTAAAAAATGCAGCAGATGAAGACGCAGTGAAAAAGATGGCGAGCGATGAAAAAAAACACGCTCGCAATGAACTTGAAGACTTCCGTTACCTTCTTAAACTCCCACAATTTAAAAGAGTGATTTGGAATTTGCTCGAGTATTGCGCTCCTTTCGAATCTCCGCTGCATACGAATGCAATCATGATGGCCAACAACATCGGGCGCGGAGACGTCGGCCGAAACCTCATCGCGAAAATAAGTGATGCGGATCCGGCAGCGCTCTTTAAACTGAAAGAAGAGGCAAAAAATGTCTGAAGCAGTAACAACGACAGGTACACCCCAAAATCAAAATCAAGGTGCTCCTGCGCAACCCGCAGTACAGTCTCAACCAACGGCGGCTCCTGCTGCTGTGACCCCACCCGCTCAACCGGCGGCAGGGGGATCTCTGATTGATCCGGGCACGGCTCAACCGAATCCCACTCCCGCAACACCGGCAGCGACTACGGCACAGCCAGCATCTACCGCGACCGGGGGAGATAAACCTGTGGCCGCTCAGAACCCTGAGCCACCGAAAACGGATCCGGCTGTCCCTCAGCGAATCGTACCTGAAAAATACGAGCTGAAAGCGCCGGAGAAGTCGCCGTTAACCCCTGAAGCTATCAAGCGAGTTGAGGAATACGCAAAAGCGAACAAACTCACTCAGGACGAAGCCCAGCGCGAGTTAATCCGGGAAAACGACTCCGTGAAACGGTTGCAGGAGGGTGTGAACGAAGCAATGAAGCAGCAAGTGGATAGGTGGATCAATGAAGTGAAATCTGATCCCGAAATCGGCGGCGAGAACTATACGCGCACCGTTCAGCGTGCGCAGCTCGGAGTCGCGAAAGTCGGGAACGCGAAATTGATCGATCGCTTGAACAAATCAGGACTCGGAAACGATCCGGAGTTGGTCAGGGCATTTGCAAAAGTCGGAGCGCTTTTTGAAGACGATAAAGCCGTTCATGCCGGTAATCCGGTAAGCGCGGCTCAGCCGGATGTTCTTAAAGTGATGTACGACAAAACAAAATAACCAAAGGGGTAAAAAATGGGTGCAATTGGCTCAAACTGTCTTACTCTCGCGGACTGGGCAAAACGGAAAGATCCGGATGGAAAAGTCGCCCACGTCGTCGAGATTCTTAACCAGGCGAACGACATTCTTTTAGACATGTTGTTCAAAGAAGGTAACCTTGAAACCGGACATCGCACGACGATTCGTACCGGCTTGCCAACGGTTTACTGGCGTTTATTGAACATGGGTATTCCGCCTTCCAAAAGTACGACCGCGCAAGTGGACGAGAACTGTGGAATGTTGGAAGCCTACTCCGAGGTCGACAAGGATCTCGCGGAACTTAACGGTGACGTGGCGGCATTCCGTCACTCTGAATCCGTTGCGTTCTTGGAAGCAATGAACCAATCGATGGCCTCTGTTTTATTCTACGGAAACGTTTCGGCGAATCCGCAAGAGTTCAACGGGTTCTCGGTTCGTTATTCGTCTCTCGAGGCGCTTAACGGTCAGAACATCATCCAAGGTGGTGGAACGAGTACCGACAACACGTCCATCTGGCTCGTGTGCTGGGGTGAACAAACTTGTTTCGGGATTTTCCCTAAAGGATCGATGGCCGGAATTCGGCAGACCGATCATGGGGAAGTAACGATCGAGGTCACCGCTGGCGTTGCCGGTTCAAGGATGCAAGCCTACCGGGAACACTTCCAGTGGAAAAATGGTCTCGCACTTCGTGACTGGCGATACGTCGTCCGTTTCGCGAACATCGATACCACGAACCTCGTGACCGAGTCATCGGCAGCGAACCTGATCAAAGGTATGATCAAAATGGTTCACCGTATTCCGTTCATGAAAATGGGCAAGCCCGTGTTCTACATGAACCGTACCGTGTTCCAAATGCTAGATATTCAACGCTTCGAGTACCTGGGTGGTGGACCATCTGGGACAGCGGGCGGTGGCGGTATCACCTACGAAACGGTGGATGGTAAAAACATCCCAACGTTTCGCGGGATCCCGATCCGCATTTGCGATGCTTTGACGAACGCCGAAGCAGAAGTGACCTAATTTAAAACCAGGAGTGGGTTCGGAGTTTTGCTCCGGATCCACTCTTGAACCTGGTCGAAAAACTTTTATCAAAGGAGATAAAAATGATTTTAGATGCACAAAACCAATTTGATTCCAGCGTCGCACTCAGCGCGACGGCGGCGTCAACTAACTATATCGATCTGAGTCAAGCACGTCAGATCCAACAAGGTGAGCAGCTCGGTGTGATGATCAACGTCGCAGTGACGGCGGCTTCTGGTGGAACTTACGAGTTCCAACTTCAGTCGTCTAGCTCGAGCGGATTCGGAAGCACCGTGAACTTGTTCGATGTCACGATCCCGGCGGCAACACTGGTAGCTGGCACGAATATTTTCATTCCGCTTCCAGAAGGATTGGTACTGACCGCAGAATTTTTGCGCATGTACTACATCCTGGGTGGAACGACTCCGACGATCACCCTGAGCTCATACTTACAGCCTCAGGATGGATTCGACGCGTACACGGACTACCCGTCCGGATTCGTGATCGCTGGACACTAATCAGGAGGAAAAATGGCATACAAAGTGAAGGCCTTATCTCAGGGATACTACGACAACAAAATTTGCCGGGCGGAAAAAGTGTTTTTCATCAAAAAACCAAAGGAGTTTTCTTCGGTTTGGATGAAGTCGCTCGACACTAAACTCGACGAGGCGATTAAAGCCGACCCGAAATTGTGGGCACGTCACAAGGAAAACCTTGCTGGTGGCGCTAAGTCGAAAGTGAAAGTGTTGCCGACAGTAAAGAATCTCGAACCACCTCCACACGAGGACGTCGAGCCTGAAGCGCCCGCCGAAGACGATGAGGCACCGCTTGAGGATGCAGAGCCGAGCGAAGGTCACGACTCGGATGCTGTTATCTAAATGACCTACAGTGTGCGGCTCGGGAGTTATGACCTCGGGCCGCACTCTAACCAAGGAGGATTTTATGGGAAACGGTTTATTAGGCGCGTACTCGGTATGTTTTCAACTGGTTCCCGCGTCTTCCAGTTGGCAAGTTCTTGAGAGTCCAAACGGCGCAGGACTTCAGGGCGACATCATTCAAAGTTTAACAATCATTCCCGCAACGACTACGCCGGGAGCGGTTCAGATCCAGGACGGTCCGAGTGGAACGCCGATCACTGTTTTCGTTGGTGGAGCAGTATCGGATTTGAAACCGTTTGAGATCGTTTTAGGCATCAGGTCTCGAGTCGGGCCATGGGCAGTGAACACGGGAGCTAACGTTTCAGTGCTCGCAGTTGGGGCATTCACCTAATGCAGAATCCTAATACGATTCTGAATTTCGACGACACCGCGACGAACATCTGCAATCTTGCACTTGCAAGACTTGGGATTACGAAACTGATCGCAAATCTACAGTGCGAGCGTTCGGTCGAGGCAAACGTGTGTCGTCAGTTTTACGCGATTACGATCACCCAAGTCCTTGAGGACTACTGGTGGACGTTCGCGACCAAATTCGCTACGCTGCCGCTCGTCCAGAGGCATCCTACTCGGGAATGGCGGTTCGCGTACGGGTATCCCGCCGACTGCCTTAAAGTGCGTCGTATCCTGAGCCACAGAAGAACGGACACAAGGCAGTCGCGGGTGCCGTTTAAGGTTGTCTCAAATCCAAACGACACTTCGAGCAATTTGATTTACACGGATTGGGGAATCCAGTGCGGCGAATGGTTTGGATCCGGACCATGTCCGAGCCCAAGTCCATTTCAGGGACCGGGGCCATGGTTCGCGGCTGAGATCGAATACACGTTTCAGAATCCTAACTCGAGCGCGTACACGGTTGATTTCATCATGTCGGCCGCGCTCCGTTTGGCGGCGAATATTGGACCACTGATTACTGCCGGGGACCCATTCCAAATCGTGAACAAATGTATGGCGCTTTATCAGTCTGAACTCGCAAAAGCCCAAGACAATTCCGCACAAGAAGAACAAGTAGACCGTGAACCTGAAGCCGAATGGATCAGGGATCGAATGGGAACGGGACGCTGGGGACGTGGTGACGGATGGGGTGGATGGGATGGTGACTGGTGACATCAGTTGCTCAGAGATCATTCGTAGGCGGCGAACTTTCACCCAAGCTTTATGCCCGCTGCGATGAAGTAAAATATCAAGACGGTCTCCGCACGCTCAGAAACTTCCTGATCATGAAATCAGGTGGCGCTGCGAGCCGTCCCGGGACGAACTATATCGGTGAAGTGATGAACTCAGCCGACACGGTTCGTTTGTTTCCGTTTGAGATTTCTGAGACGATAAATTACGTTCTTGAGGCCGGTCAGCAGTATTTTCGCGTGATTTATCAGGACCAGTACGTCACCGATCTCAGCGAAACGATCACGAATATTCAGTCAGTTGGTGGCGAGACGATCATCACGGTGACTTCGAACGTTCTCATGGACGAACAAGTATACTTGACTGGTATCGGCGGAATGTGGCAGTTAAATAACCGGACATTTCAAACTTATGATGAAACTGGCACAAGTTTTAAAATCAAAGATCTTCAGGGCAATGACGTCAATTCGAGTACCTTCAATGCTTACACGAGCGGCGGTCAGGCACTTGAGATTTATGAAATCGGAACGCCTTATGCCTACACGGACCTACCGCTAGTAAAATACGCTCAATCCGTCGACGTGATGGAATTTGCACACAATGATTATTTAGCGCAGCAATTAAGTTTCATCAGCAATACCGATTGGACGATGGGAAACACCATTATCGGTGTTCAAACTGCGTCGCCTTCAATTCTTGAAATCAGCGGTCCGTCAGGATCTCCTGCAAATGCTTATGTAGTGAGTGCGATTGATCAAACGACATACGAGGAATCGCTCCCATCTGCATCACTCACCGCTCCGGGTGTTGCGACTGGAACGAGTCCGAATACAATTTATTTTCAAGGCGCTTCCACTGATATTTTATACAATATTTATAAAATAAATGATAGTGCAGGAAGTAATTCTTACGGGTTCATTGGGTCATCAAATCCAACGGCAGTCGGATTCGTGTTCACACTTTCAAGTGCCCAGAGTGTAACCGCAGGAGCCGTTTATTCTTATGGCGGAAATGATTACACTGCAGTCCAGACCGTGACATCAAGTACCACGATTTGGATGTCCGGAACGGTTCAACCCGGAACGTCTGGAACGCTTACAAAAGTCAGCGGTACCGGACCTACGACGATGGCGTTTACTTCAAATAAGCCCGTCATTTCATTCATCGATATCGGCGCCGATCCTGATTTAACTGAACCGCCGCAGACTGCTCGCGATCCGTTTGAGACTTCAATCGGCGGAAATCCTGGCTGCGTGGCTTATATTCAGCAGCGGCTCACTTACGGAAATCTTGTGAATTTCCCCGAGCGAGTTGAGATGAGTCAGACTGGAAAATATTTGAATTTCAATGTGTCGATTCCTTCAGTCCAATCAGATGGAGTGGAGTTCGACATGGTAGGATCCCAAATTAATCCGATAAAGCACATTTTGGACATCGGTGGAATGATCATCCTTACCGAGAAGGGTGAATGGGCCGTCAATAACCAAGGTCAGGGGGCCATCACGCCTTCTAACATCTATCTCCAGCAGCAAACGGCTTATGGCTGCACGGATCTCAAGCCAATCGTGATTGGACAGACGGCGATTTACGTCCAGGCTCGCGGTAACGTGGTCCGTGATCTCGCCTTCATGTGGCAGACCCAGGGATATATTGGCAACGATCTTACGATTTTTTCGAGTCATCTGTTTGAAAACTACACCATCGTGGACTGGTGCTACCAGCAAATTCCAAACTCAGTTATTTGGGCTGTTCGAAATGACGGCATTTTGCTCGGACTCACCTACATCAAAGAGCAGCAGATATGGGGATGGCATCGGCATGACTTTCAAAATGAGTACCAGTCTGGTTTCGTTGAAAACGCGGTCTCAATTCCTGATCCATTCATCAACGAGGATGCAGTCTACGTGGTTATCCGCCGCGTGATAAATGGAGTGACCAAAAGGTACGTTGAAAAACTTACGACCCGCACGCTGACTCAAATTGAGGATTTCGTGGGTGTTGATTCGAACATCAGTTACAATGGATGGAACACGACGCCTCCTGAAATCGGCGGCGCTACGATTACGCTTACAACCACTACCGGCGGTTGGACATCTGAGGATTTGCTAGATGCCACGGCTTCCATCGACATTTTCAATGAAGGAATGGTCGGGCAAGGCCTACAGTTTCAGGATCCTGGTACGGGCGAAGTCTATCAGTTTAACATTACATCCTATGTGAGTTCGACCGTGGTGCAGGGATTTCCATCTGGACCGAATTATCCTACTGACATGCAGGATACGCCGCTTTGGCAGTGGGCTACTTCGATCAGTATTTTGCAAGGGCTCTGGCATCTCGAGGGCCAAACGGTTTCAGTTTTTGGAGATGGGTACGTCATTGCAAGTCCGAATAACGATCAGTATGAGACGCAGCTCACGGTCACGAATGGATATATTACGCTCCCGAGACCTTATGGGATTATTCAGTGCGGACTGCCTTACATCTACGATATTGAGACGCTTGATATCGATTCATCGTCAGATGCTCCGATCAGGCTTTACACGAAACGCATCAATCAGGTTGCCGTTAATTTGAATCAGTCGCGCGGATTTTTCGCAGGGATTGGTGAACTTGCGACGCGTGATGATCCAGCGATTGCAGACAATAAGAATCCTGTGACTTTCACAGGCGATCCGCTATGCAATTTGAACGAGTATAAAGTCAGGAATTTCGAGAATTACGAAGAACCAGTTTCCTTGCATGACGAAGTCGTCAAGGTTAACATTACAACTACGAATAATCAAAATGGGCGCGTTTTCATCCGTGGGGTTGATCCGATTCCGACTTCAATTTTATCGATCATTCCATCCGGTGATATTCCACTCGGTGGCCAAGGAGGAGGCAAAAAATGAATGACTTCACAATGGACCCGCTTGGAATAGGTACGAATCCTTTCACCGCAGTAGATGGGTCACTCTCGACGCCGATCATAAATGTTCCAGGTGCCGGAAGCAGTTTATTTGGAAGTACCACTCCCGGAACTCTGATGGGAGCTGGGAATATCATCAACGCGTTCAGCTCGATTGCTTCATCGATTTTTCAGTCGAATGCGATCCAGATGCAAGCCAAGTACCAGGCTCAGCAATTAAATTTCAGATCTCAAATAGCAAACATTCAGGCTCAGGCAGCGCTCAGTGAAGGCGAAAATCAAGCTGAACAAATCGAGCGCGGTGGTCAGCAGCAAGTCGGCTCGGAACGGGCAAACGAGGGCGCAAGCGGCGTAAATGTGAATTCCGGATCTGCCATGGCGACTCAGCAATCGACTCAGGCGATGACGGGGCTTGATGCTCTGACGGCTCGAAACAATGCCGCAAGACAAGCGTGGGGCTATCAAGTTGAAGCGACCCAAGAAGAGGGCCAAGCGCAAATGGGCGAGATCACAGCTCAAGGTGAATCAAATGCGACCTTGCTCACTGGCGGCCTAAATGCGTTCTCGTATGGCGCAAAAGGCGGATATTACGCATCGGGAGGGGCTTTCGGTGGCTAGTCAACAATTTAATACAAGCCTTCAGCAGCAGAATTTCCCAACTCCAAACGTAAACACCCAGCAGCCGCTTGAGGCCTTTGGTGGTGGTACCGATCAATCTGGTCCCGCTGCCGCGCTTGCGAATGCTGGAAACACGCTTGATGATTTGGCGAAACAGTCTTTCATGGCCGCGACAAATGCCGCGAACATGCAAAATAAAAACGAACTCGTCACCTACAGGTCAAATGGTCTGTATGGATATGCCGACCCGAACACGGGCCAACACGTTCCAGGAGTGCTCGAGCAGATTCAAAACTCCGGCCAAAATGGTCATGCCATTTGGGATCAGTATCAGCAAGCCTATCAAAGTTACGTGAATGACAAGATGGCGAATCTACCGACGCCACAGCAAAAACAATATTTTGCAAATGCCGCATCCGACGAATGGGATGCAATGAACAAAATCGGTCAGACGCATTTGGCCGCAAATCAGAAAAATTTCGAAGAAGCGACTTACAATGCGTCACTTGAAAACTCGATCAATTCAGGAGTGCAGCAATACGGCGACTCTGATGCTGTCGACAAGTACAAGGAAGAAATCATAAATACAGCCCAGCAATACGGCTTCACTCACGGTCAAAGCGATGCAGAAATCGCAGCCGCGCAAGGAAATGCGATCAGTAAAATGTACGCTGGCGTAGTCGAAAAGTACTTTGCAAATGGACAGGCTCAACAAGGCGCTGATTATTACGACCAAGTGAAGGATCAAATCACCGATTCTGCGACTGGGGTTAAATTAGCGAAACTCGTTGAGGAAGGACAATTGCAGCAGCAGTCTCAGCAAAACGCGCAACAAATCGTTGCGAATCATTCAGACATGAATTCTGCCGAGGCTGAGATCGAGAATATCAAGGACCAAAAACTTCAAGATGAAACTCGTCAGCGCGTGCGTACGCTAATGGCGATCAAAGATAAACAGACTCAAACGCAGCGAGACCAGACGGCTATGCAAGCGGTAGATATCGCGACAAAAACCGGAAGTTTTGATCAGGTTCCGCTCGCGGTTCAGCAGCAACTCGATCCTGCGACAAAAACGGCAATTCAAAAACTCGCAAATAACGCAAGCGGTGCTCAACCGATTCAAAACAACGATAAGGTTTTTCAGCAATACTCGAGCATGGCACCGGCAGAACTCGGTCAAGTTTCTCAGTCGGATATGGCGCTCAAGGTTCGTCCGAATTTGGATGATTACCACTGGAAGCAAGTTGAGCAGCAATGGATTCAGTCTCGAGAGGGGATTGGCGGTAATCAGCAAGCGCTCGCGAAAGCGAACCAACTTTTTGGGATCGATGGCATCGCACTTAAATCTTTCACCGATGCGAGAATTGCCGGTGCTCAGGCCGGTCAAAAATATTCTGACTTTCAGGCTCCTGTAAGACAAGCGTATGACGACTATAAATCTGCCGTTCAAAATGAAGTCGATACCCAGCAGCAGCTCCAGGGCCGTGCGCTGAAGCCTCAAGAGATTCAACAAATTTCAAATAAAATTGCGACTCAGCGAGTGTTTACTTCAACTCCTGGAACTTTCGGAAATCACGAGCAAGATAAACTCTTGTTTCAGGTACCAGCGGATCAGCGGCAAAGTGTGAATGTGAGAGTTCAAAATATCCCTGATTCTCAGATGCAAGCGCTCTATCGCGCAGGACTTCAGAGCGGGGGAATTCCCCTTGGGACGCCTTATCCGGTTGCGGTCTCGAAATATAAATCGAATTTTGAAAAGGCCTATGGTGCTGCGATTTCTGGCGCTGATGCCAATAGAGTTCGCGCGATCATGGGAGGTCAGTAATGGCTGACTTGACGGTTCCAGGTACACCTTTACCACAAGTTAATTCCTTGCCAGGTCCGGATACTTCAGCGAGTGCTCCCGCAAATGCGGCGCCATCTCCTGATGCATCTCAAGCGATTCCGGCAGCGGCTCCCGTTCCGGCTCCAGCTCCGACGCCTCAACCGACTCGTCCGCTATACGTGGCTCCAAAGAATCCGGCTGCCGAAGTGAATCCATATCCGACGACGGTGCTTGATGACCCGACTCAGTTTGATACGGTCGCAAAAGTCGCAGTCAGTGCGAATCAAAATACGCCTCCGAGTGCTGCCGCAAAATCGCTCGAGCTCGAGATGAAAACCGGGATTCCAGCGGAATTCATTCAGCAGGATCCAGATGGTTTCGAAAAAGAAATGAACCAGGCGAATTTCTCGCCCGAGCAGTTCGTTAAATCAAATCCACAGCTCGCTCAGTGGGTCGCTCAAAACCCGATGCATTATTCGCTCATTAAGGGCGATTTGCCGAATCTCAAAAATATGAGCGATCAGATTCAAGAGTATGGGCTTTTGAAAGACGCTTACGATGCGCTAGGGAGTGGAACGAATCAACTCTTCGCGAATACGGCGAGGATTCCTGGCCTTCTTTATGACATGGCGGCATGGCCTCAAAACTATCTCGCAACGAAATATCCCGAGGAATTCGGAAATCTCGAGACGAGCACTGCCGGACTTCCGATCCAAAACAAGGTCGCTCAGTTTTTTGAAAACCAGGCGAAGGCTTTCACGGATGAAAATTCCGACTTAAATGATTCAGTAACGAGCGAGATCACGAAGGGCAATTATGCGCGTGCGGGCCGCGTGGCTTTCGCAAAACTCGTCCAAAGTGCTCCACAGCTCGCTGAGATGATGGTGGGGGGCGCTCAGAAGCACGCATTAAAGCTTTTGCTCATGGGTGCTCAGCAATCCGCAGAGTCGGCAAATCGCCCGGAAAACGTCGCTGCCGGCCCGGTAATGGGAACGCTCGATGCCTTGGGACAGGGTGCGGTTGCTGCCGGCGCAGGTGAAGTCGGAACATTTGGGTCACTTGCAAAATGGGGTGAGGCGTTAGCCGCGTCTTATGGAAAAGCCACGGCGACAGCGGTCGTAAAATCGTTTATCAATGCGCTCACCTATTCATTCACTCGGGACGCGAGTTCCATGGCCGCGATGAGTGTGGCAAATGATCTGACTGATTATGCGACTGGCGTGAATCCAAATGCGCTCGAGGGGACTTTTGGACGAGCGCTCGAGAGTGGAATCATCGGAGGCGCGACAGGTGCGCTCATGGTTTCGCCATCGGCTCTTTTGTCGGCGCATTCGACCGTTCATGATATTCGACAAGCCCAGCTCCAAAAGGATTTTTATACGGCACTCGGCAACACTGCTGAAGCATCTCAGGTCAAATCGACTCTGCCGCCAAAATTCCAAGAGATCGTTTCGGCATTCACTAAAAATGGCCCGCTCGAGAATGTCTACGCCGATCCCGATGCGCTTGAGCAGTTGTACCAGAAAAAAGGACCAGATGAAC